CTTAAACTGCACATCCTGACTCATGGCGATTCAACAAATTGTACAGGCGACTTTTGTCGTTGGTATTGCTCAATCTTGCATCATCAAACCATTTCTGGCTTGGAGGCGTCGCAGAAGGGCTCTGATTCTGGATGCCAAGGATGACTTGAAAGTGTTGAATTCACCATCCACCCTTAAGACTCCATTGAATGCCTTCACTGAGGTGCATTCACATTCCATCCGTCGTGGTGTTGCACCTGAAGTGTCGGAGATGACGGCAATCAGGAGAAGGCAGCACAAGACCTTTTGTGCGAAGTGGGCCCGGGCCGCTAAGGTGCGGTTCCTCTTTGTACAGATGTGTCAGGACACTCCTCTTAACAGGGGGGCTGTCCACAGGTGGTTGTTGGGGCAGTGGCGTGAGACGTACAGGACGCAGATTGGTAGTGATCTGCACAAGATGGATGTGTTCCTTCGGGACACCATTGAGATGGCGTTCTTACCCACTGATGAATGCGTGGCCCAGGACAAGAAGTCCAGTAGGGAAGTGAAGAAGCAGGCACGCATGGAGTTTTATAATGAGAGGAAGTTTGTGGAGGGATGGAAATAGGGATGCCTGGTGCAAGTTCCTGGTTATGATAGTAGACCCGTTATAGAAAACATACCAGGGGTAAGGGTGCGAGCACTGGATGATGATAAGGGTCAGAAGAAGGAGCGGTTCGTTGTCATGGACCGTAGGATGCCTACGCCTGGAATTGTATACACTCACAACAATTCCTTAGACAATGTTTTGCGTGGGATTGGGGAAAGGTTGAAGATGGTGTCGGATGGGCGCGGGGGTTTTTGCTTTCCACCTAGACCGAGAGTCTTTGACCTTGAAGAATACCGAGGGCGACTGCTGAGGAAGATGCCGAAGTTTGATGCCCCCATCACACTGGATGAATTCGTCCAGTTATACGATGGGCCCAAGCGGAAGCGGTATGAATCAGCAGTTGAGCAATTGGTTAGGGACGGGCTGCAGCCAAGTGATGGAGATATTGCACTCTTCATTAAGGATGAGAAGATCTGCTCTTGGAGCAAAGTGGATCCTGCGCCTAGGTTAATTTCCCCAAGATCCCCCAAGTATTGTGTGCAATTAGGTAGGTACATCAAACCCATAGAGCATTTGCTGTATAAAGCGGTGGCTCGTGTCTGGGGTGAAACCACAATAGCAAAGGGCCTCAATTTCAATGAAAGGGGGACGTTGATCCAACAGAAGTGGGAGTCATTTAATGACCCGGTGGCTGTGGGCTTGGATGCATCACGATTTGATCAGCATGTGTCAGAATTGGCGCTGATGTGGGAGCATTCCGTTTATATGCGGTGTTATCCCAGAGAGGAATGTGATGGCAAGTTAGCGAGACTTCTGGAACGGCAGTTGGTCAATAGGGGGCGTTGCTATGTTGAAAACCATCTGGTGGAGTATGAACACAGAGGTGGCAGGATGAGTGGTGATATGAACACTGCTCTTGGAAATTGTCTCATCATGACTGGTTTGGTATGGGAACACGCCAGGCAGATGGGTGTTGCCGTCAAGTTGATTAATGATGGTGATGATTGTGTCGTGTTCATGGAGAGGGCTGATTTGGCCAGGTACTTAGGTGGTTTGGAGGAGTGGTTTCGGGCTAGAGGCTTCACTATGAAGGTGGAGAAGCCGGCGTTCGAGCTGGAACAGATAGAGTTCTGTCAGTGTAGACCTGTATGGAACGGGGAACAGTACACAATGTGTAGAAACGTGTTTAAAGCGCTATTTACGGATGGTGTTCACGTTGGCCGCACATTGTCGGAAATTCAACACATCAGGTCTGCAACATCAAAATGTGGGAAGGTGTGGTCAAAGGGACTGCCCATATTTGGCGAATTCTACGAGTTTCTGGGTTGCGATGCCCCTAGGGGGAAAAGCAACTTTTATGGTGACTATAGGCACAGTGGTACGGTTTGGCAGGCTAAGGGGTGTGTTAGTGGCACAACGCACATCACCGATGAGGCCCGCGCCAGCTTCCATCGTGCTTTTGGCATCACTGGCTCAGAACAGGTGTTGGTCGAGGATTTTTACAAAAATCTACCGAAGACCACGTACGACACGCCCCAGGATGCTCTTGTATATAATCCGCAAATATCCC